CATTGGTAAATTCCATAGAAACCCATGTTCCAACTGGAACATTGTAAATATTATAATTTGTGCTCAATATCAAAGTATCGGAAACGGGATAACCATACGCCGTTGTTCCAGTATTATTTTGTTCCCATAAATTATAAGCACTTACTCCGGTTCCACCAACACCAGCTGAATAAGTTTGTACTGAATAGTTCCATTTTGCCACACCAGAAACTTTTGATGCGTTGGTAACTTGCCCGTATACTAGAGTAGAAGCTCCGCTGCCAGAACCACCCCCACCACTTCCTGTATCTCCTTTATCTCCTTTATTCCCTGTAGGAACAAACATCAAAGACAAGAAATCATTATTTGATGGAATACCACCACCAAGATTTGATACATCTATTTTATAATAACCTGTTGCTACAGTTATACCTGTTACTGCGAATGTATTATCTACAACAGTCCCGGTATTATCCAACAAGTAAAAATAACCTTTAGTACTGCTATTACTGTTTGCAAAAGAGTCAAACCATTCAGTTCTTGCAAAACCTGTAAAATCTAAATTGTTTATATAAATTTTTGTAACAGATTTAATACTGCTGGAATTAAATTTAACATATCCAAGAGTGGGATTAGAATCTACAGTATTTGTGCTAAATCTATAAAGTATTCCTCCACGATATCCTGTTGTTCCGGTAGTTCCTCTTAATCCAGTGTCACCCGTGGGGCCAGTAGGACCTGTAGCACCTGTTGTACCAGTAGGACCAGTAGAACCTGTAGGACCTGTTATACCAGTAGAACCAGTAGGACCTGTTGAGCCAGTGGGTCCAGTAGAACCTGTAGGACCTGTTATACCAGTAGAACCTGTCGGCCCTGTTGGTCCTGTTGCTCCCGTTGAACCTGTAGAACCAGTTGGTCCGGTTGGACCCGGAACGGTAGAAGGTGATCCAGTGTCGCCCTTCGCTCCAGTGGGCCCTGTGGGTCCTGTTGGTCCTGTTGGACCTGTAGCTCCCGTGGAACCAGTAGATCCATTTGAGCCAGTTGGACCAGCATCACCAGCTGGTCCTATTGCTGCATTTAAATTTACATCCCAGTCAGAAAATGTTCCCGACCCCGTAATTCCATCAATGACAACATAAATTGTTGTCCCGCTATATGAGGATACGGTTCCAATAAAATATTGTGTTGCGCTTGCTGCTACTAAAATCTCTTGTGCTTTTGTATATGCAAGGCCAGTAGGTACGCCAATTTCTTCTGGATTTCCTATTACCAAAGAACCTAAATTAAAAGTTGTGGTAGAAGAAGTCGAATAAATGTCTCCGGGCAAACCAGAACCACCTTGTGATCCAGTTTCACCTTTTGCTCCCGTTTCACCTTTTGCTCCAGTAGCACCAGTAGCACCAGTTGGTCCGGTTGGTCCCGGGACAGTTGAATTCGCTCCAGTTGGACCCGCCTGACCTGTTGTTCCTGCTTGCCCTGTGGGACCAACAGGACCTTGTGATCCGGTAGGACCTGCTGGTATTGAAAAATTTAATATTGCAGCAGAAGAGTTACCAGCATTAGTAACAGACGCAGCCCCACCGGGAGGCAATGTCGTGGTTGTTCCGATTTGAATTGTTGCAGACTGACCCGGTGTTCCGGGTTCTCCCGGAGCTCCACCGATTCCGTATGGTGAACCGTATACTGTTACGTAAATTATTTCGTCCATCTTTGATTATTTATATGGCTATTACAGCCATTCCAGAACCGGAACCATTCGCAAAAGTTAATCCTTCAGAACTCAAAGAAACATTTCGTCCAAACCAACTTGTATAACCAGCTCCGGTATTATTGAATATGGATATTACATTTGTACTATGTGTTGTTAATATACTATTAACGGTTGCCGTTTTTCCGGAAAGAGATCCTGTAATAATTTCATTTGCAGTAAATCCTATAGAGCCTATTCCAATTTGAGTAGTTCCTCTAAATCCAGTTATAGAAGCAATAGTTCCGCTGCTTGATCCTGTAATGTTTTCATTTAACAAGAAACCAGAATTTGTAGACACACTCAAACATTTAGTATCGGTACCAACAACATTTCCGTAAGTTACGGCTTTTCTTGCATGTGTTACCAAAATATCAGCTCTTGTTCCTGTACTTAAATTTGCTGTCTGTAAACCATTTAAAACTGTATTATCTGAAACTTGGGCATTTTCTACATAACCATTCCAACCAAGTAAAGTTCCACCCTGCCCAGATAAGGATATTGCAGATTCGATTCCACCTGCAGGTTGATTTGTTCCCGATGTACGTGTACCATCTACTATATTGTTTTTGCAAACAATAGATTTTTTAACTGGTCGGCAATATAATGCAGTACCATCATAAGAATTTAAAATTTTATTTCCTTCAAACATAACATAATTGGCCATTATCATACCGGGAGCATGTATAAGCATGCCGCCAGCATTGTTACAAACATTGTTTGAAAAATTTATTGTATTAAACATTGCTTGACACAATCCGGCAGCAGCAGCAGATGCTCCAGCGCCAATGTGTGCTGCACCCTGTGGATAATTTTTTCCAGAAGAAATAATATTACCAACAATATTTACATCTACGTCTTCTCCAGCATAACCATTATTTACAAGCGATAGCCACATTCTTCTGTCGGTATCACCAGCAGTTCTTGTTTGTATTTCATTTCCATATTCCATCACATTATTAGAAATATTAATTATTCCACCCTGTGCTGTTGTAAAACCGAGAGAATCAAATTGACCACCTATATTAACGAACACCCCGATAGTATTTTGATTTGGAACATAAGATGTTCTCATGTAATTATTTTTAATATCAAAATTAGTTCGAACCATATAACCAATATATACTAGACCAGTATTTTCTCCACGGATTTGGCAACCGTCAATTGTAATCTTGTCTCCAGCTACAACAAATCCACCATCAACAAAACAATTTACAAATTTAATATATTCAGATCCTACGTGCGTGTCTACTGCACCAATAATATTATTGGAATTTTGTGAATCACTGATTCTTAAAGCAGACATTCCATTAAATGTTATATTTCTATTTACTATTCCCAGAGATGGAATGTATCTTCCACTCCCTGTTAATCCGGTATTAACAGTTCCCATACTGGTAGCATGTCTTGCAGCAGAATAATAACCGCCATTTATAAACATATTTTGGCAATTATAGAGTACTAAGCCATAATCCAGTCCATATTGGGCTCCTCCCACGTCTTCACCATAACAATTGTTTACAAATACATTATCACATTGCCCCAAACATAAAGCTTCTGCTGAACAGTTTGTGACTTTTACGTTTTCTATCGCAGTATCTTTTAAATAACGCAACTCTATTCCAATATCATAACTACCAGCTGCACCATTACCTTTTACACCTATATTTTTTATACTTCCGTTCGAATAATTCCAAACTTTATATAAACACAATCCGGACAAAGGATAATTATCATAAAATGTTCCTTGAATAACCGCGCCCGTTGTACCTTGAATCAATCCAACTCTTCTTATTTCACCTTTATTTGGTGAATTTTGACCAAGATATCTGGTCCAAAATGTATTTCCTGTTATCCAAATCATATCTCCTGCAGATAAACCATGTGCTGTAGAAAAGTTTAATGTTCTGTCTCCTTCGGATAAACCTGCAACTAAATTTGGAAGTTGTGTAAAAGTTATTCCAGCAACAGAATTTTTTAATACAGGTAATTGAAACCCCCAGCTTATACCAGAACTTCCATCGATTACCGATATATCAGGACCATCACCAAATAAATTTACATCTTTCGGTATTGTTAAAGTATTATTTACTTTATAAGTCCCCACAGGAAAGTAGACATTTTTATATCCCGAATTTAGTGCGTTTTGTATTGCGGTAGTATCGTTGTTTATACCGTCACCAACAGCACCATATTCTTTTACAGATACAGAATAATTTATCAGAGCACCGATAATTGCTCCTGTTTTTCCATTTACAGAATTTACAATATTGTTTGCTTGAATGTTCCCATTTACTTGAGCAGTACCACCAGATGGCGTTATTACTAAATTTCCTACAGAACTGACATCTAAATCAACATAATTTGTTAGGCCAACTGGAATATTATATCCCAGTCTTATATTTTTTCCGGTACTATGATTTACGAATAGTGCAGAAGTTGTGTTAGATGTTCTATTAATATTAAAATTAATATTATAGGTTCCACCACGGGAATCTGTGGCTCTTATTCTATTACTATCGGATTCTACATATAGTCCTGTAATCTCACCAACTGTAACAGATGCCGATCCCACTGACAAACTACTTGGTGAATAAATCTCAAACAAATTGCTGGTATTTATTCCTTGAGAATTTATATATGTAGTTGTACCCGCACCAATTAAAGTTATTCCAGCAGTGCTTATTCCAGATAAAAAGTTTTGTACTCCAGAAAAATTTTGAGAACTGTTTGTTACAGCTAAATTTGTTATAACACCAGTTTGTCCATTTACAGACGTTACTGGTCCAGCTGGTCCAGCTGGTCCAACAGGTCCTTGAATCCCCTGTGGTCCTTGTAATCCGTATGGTGCCGTATATACAGTTACATTAGGAATTCTATTGCTCATTTTAGTTTTCTGTTACCTGTAAGAGACTATTGATTGTTCCTCTCAATAGTGTGACTATCCCACCATTGTTTGGATACTGCATTTGAATGTCGTAGAATACTGGAACATAATCTGGAAATTGGTTTGTATAATTTGACCCTATGGTTATATAAATAAGTCCACCAGTTCCAGTTACCGCTATACCGCCTGTAATGCCATCTGGTGGAGTAAATACAGTTCCAGAAGTTACGCCCTGAACATATTTTACAATCTCATTTCCGGGATAATAAGATTTTCTAATTTCCATAGTCAAAGTGACCCCAGTGAGGTTATAAGCGGCTCCTGTGCCACCACAGACCCCCATGGCCCATGTTACGGTATCACCTTTTACTATAGTAGGATTGTACGAGTCTGCCATTTTTGCTCCCAAAAAATAATAGCCTTTATTAGAGGCTATTATTAAGTATTTAGGTCTTTTTAAAAATTAAAGAGTTACTGCAACTTTTTTGGGATCGATGTCTAAAGTCGTTTTATTTACGTTCTTTGAGACCTTTTCAGCCCAATCTTTTTGTTGTTCGGCAACCTGTTCTTGGAATTTTTGGAAAGCCTGCATGTAAATTTTGTAGTTATTTTCTACTCTGGGTCTGTGTTCGTTGGGCAAGTGTGGCTCACTCAACAATTTTTGACATGCTGACATACCAATTTGTGGTCTTCCGGCATAGAATGCCGTAGTTCCGATTTCATCAAAAATGCCCCAAAGATAATTTGCGTTATCAACGAACAAAATATCATTTTGTGGAAGAGGAGTACTCAAACCCAAAGAGGCAACCAAGAATGCATTTCGTGGTCTATCATATTTTCTATAGATGCAAGACAGATGATAAAGAGGCTCAACTCTGTTGGGGGCACTTTCAAATGCCATCATAAATGCATCTGCAATTTGTTCGACTGGCTTGCCCAAAAATTCTCTGCACATACCAACGCGCATCCATGAGAAGAACACCTCTTCATGCCAGCCGCCTTGCTTAATACGCTTTAGGTATTCTTCTTCAGCGATTGCAAACATTCTTGCATCAAATGCCGATTGCGCTGCATAAAATTGCTTTCTTGGTTGATTCGGATCCTTATCCAAATAGCCCTTAAGGATGTAATAATCTTTGGTATACTTTTCGATGTCGTTTGATACAGACCGAGAACGACATCCTTCTGTCCTCACTTCCCAAGCATAATCGCCTTCAAGCTTCTGGACATTCATTGGCTGTTCGCAAATAGCATATTCGTGAAGTGGCTCTTCATACCACCACTTCTTCTTTGCTAGATTGAACAATTGGGCTCTCAGCCACTTAAACTCTCCACGCTTGATTTGGACAACATAGCCATCCAAATTATCATCAAACTTGTCAACTGGTAGAGTTCCAACGATAAAGTCATCGGCATCGATCATCATAGCCCACTTAGTTTTGCCTAGGCAAAGCTCAAGTGCCCTTGATCTGTTTGTTCCGAAGTCAGACCATTCATGGTCATGAATCTCACCCGGAATACCCTTTTCATCAAAGAACTTTTTGATGATCTCCTTTGTATTGTCGGTGGATCCTGTATCACAGATTACATAGTAATCGATGAATGGTGCGCATGAAGCCAAGCATCTTTCAATGTTTGGAGCCTCGTTCTTTACGATCATACTCAAAGTCAATTTGTGCATAGTCATCCTTATGAATTAAAAAACTTACGAAGAGAACCGGGATTAAACTTTGGAATCAAGTCCCAATCATCCCGTTCATTATATTTAATGATTTTTAAACCTGCCACTGGCATCTTTTCTTTTACTTTTTGCTTGTCTACGATCTCTAGTAGATCCCAATCTTCAAGGAGTTGAATAATTGCATTTCTTCTCTTAATGTCATCTTCCGAGACATTTGATGGGAGTCCATCTAAAGCAAATAATTCTTTGAAGTGCGCCACAATGTATACATCATTTTTATGAATAAGATGGCATGATTGATAAAGTATTTTTTTACCTTTTGGAGACACACCTATACGGGATAGGGTTTCTCTTACAACCATAAAATCTTCAGGATCAAATAAGTTTACATGAACGCCTACATTATTAAAAATTTTATCTGAGTTTTCTGACATACAGCCTCACTCTTTATTATTAAGTCCACCCTTTTGTAAGAAAAGCTTTAACTTTTCTATATCACTGGGTCCAAGTATATTTAGGACTTCTTGAGCTTTGGCATCTGTATATCCGTAAACCTCTTTAATTATAGCTAGATTGTCTTCAGTTTCTTTTTTGATCCAAGGAGAAAACCTCTTCTTTTTTCTCACAGAAAGACGATAAAAATCAAACTGCATTTTTTTATCTGTCCACCAGTGGCAGTTTATCTCGTTGGCGTGAAATATAGTATCTGCAAAATATGAAAGACATTTATTGACGATAAATGGCGGATAGATTTTATCCGCCTTTTCATCCTGATCAAACAGGGGCTTTTTATCGTAATTTATGCTGTTTAAAAAATCTTTAAGCTTCATTAGGCAAACTCACAATCCATCATCAGCTGTACGACCATTGCCATTGTATTGATCTCTTGGTCCGCAGCAAAAGAAGACTTATACTGATATTCTGCAATAATAAGAATTGCCTGTGGTACTGAATTTGGTTTGAGAGATGTGTACATTTCATTGTACAGTTTCTTAAAAAAGTCAGCCGTATTCAAATCAATATTTTGCACAATCCACTTACGGCATGAAGCAAAATCTTTGTTCTTCATGTACCCGATAAGCTCTTTGTAAGATTCACTGCTTCCCTGAGAAAGAATGCCTATATCAATTTTACCAGAAGAAGAATACTTTTGTAGTTCGTTGATTATTCTTCGAATATCTGGAAAATGCTTTTTGATTAGGTTCGCAAGAACACTCTTCTCATACGAGATAGATTCTTTTTCAAGAATATACTCAATACGTTTCATTATCGCTGTTGCGATTTGAGCTTTTTCTTGAGAAGGGACAGTAAAATCTACACCAGTACATCTTGAGTGCAGTGGATCGATTACTCTAGTCTTGTAGTTGCACGTGAGAACAAATCTACAGTTATTTGCAAACTCCTCAATTGCCCCACGCAGGCCAGTTTGAACTGCAGTAGTAGCGTAATCAAACTCATCAAGAATTATCAGTTTTCCATTACCACTCAAAGATACTGTAGATGCATACTGACGAATTTTAACTCTGAGAGTATCGATTCCATTGTCTTCCGAGCAGTTTATAAGCATAGAATCCATACCAAGATCCTGTGCCAGTGCTCGGGCTACAGTGGTCTTTCCTGTACCAGCTTTTCCATAAAAAAGCATGTTTGGCATTTTGCCTTCCTTGACCATACCATTAAAAATGGTGGTAAGATCAATTGGCAAAATGCAATCAGACAGCGTTTTTGGGCGGTATTTTTCCACCCAAATCAAATTAGACACATCGGTCACGATTAACCTCGCTTAATTGCGATGTAGTAGGAAAGGTTTTGAGTTTGGTGAGTAAATCGGGAAATAATAGTGTTTGTCAGTTCGACCCTGTATGAGCCCGGAAGGAACTTAATCTCAGAGACATTAAAGGTTCCTTCGTAATCCGCTCCGCTGTAGTTTTCATCAATCAAGACAGAGAAACTATTTGAGGTGTCGTTCTTTGAATCGTCAACAACAATCTTAAGAACTCCGTTTTCTCCTACGATTTTCAAATCGCTGACCTGTAGGATACTTGAAGCCTTAAGAATCTCGTTTAGATTGTGCTCATCCAAATCAAAGCTCAGAGAAACTTCTGGCATCTTGAGCTCTCTATTTGGAACAGTAAGAAGCGATGGCTCGGAGTAGTAATACCTAACCGAAGACTTTCCGTTTGAAATGTCTACGTGAGTATCACAAAATTCAAGATCCGGGTTTGGAAACAGGCTAACTACACCCAAGAACTTATTAAGATCCCAAATGGGGATATCGGTGTCAAAGTCTTCCTGAACCGTAGCTTCTGCATAAATGTTCTTACCAGAAGATACGGTGCGAATTACATTTCCCGGCTTGATCAAGATATTTGAATTGATTGCCGAAAAGTTCTTAAGAATGGATAGGGTTTCTTTAGATAGTCTCATTTTTGTCACAGTTGTCATATAAATCCTTTTGTAAATTATTCAAAATCACGGTCTTTACGATACATAACATCATTGAGCTGCTGCTTTTGCTCATGTCTACTTCCCCGCTTGTTTCTTTTTATCTGCTTCTTACTGAATCCAGACGGCTTATTCTTGCGGCGATTGGTAAACTTTTCAAAACTGTCTTCATTCATGGCTCTAGTATAACTCCGTTGTTTAGTAAATCAAGTTTCAATCCACTGAAAACTATTACCATCTTTAAACCAAACATAAGACACACCATTTGTTGATGTCCAAATTTGTCCTTCTGCAGGATTTATTGGTGGTTGTTCGGAAACAGTGTTTTCGGTGAGACCTACAAAATACCATTTTTTAGAGGCTTGAAGTGGGCTTTTCTCTGTTTGAATTTTGCACTCGTAAACCTTTCCTTGATATGATATGACATCACCACGGGTATAAGTAATGGGTTTACCATTAACATTTTTGAGTTTGTATTCGCCTCTAAACATTTAAAATATTTAGATATTTTGTTTAATCTTTGAGAAATTATTTTTCTTTTCAAAATGCATCTGCTGATCAAATTTGTCAGCCAATTGATCCGATTTGTGGCTAATGATGAATATGGAGCACTTTGTCTTCATCTTGTTCAATAGCTTTAAGAAAGATTCTGTTCCAGATGAATCAAGAGAAGAATCTAAAATTTCATCAAAGATCAATAGATTGCAGTTCAAGCTATTCTTCATCTTTGCAATTTCTCGCCAAGTCAACAATATGGCCAGATCGATACGCTGCTTTTCTCCCTCAGAGAAAGAGGAATATGAAAATTCATCTCTGTATCTAGATTTGATTGTTTCCTTGAACTCCTCATCGATGTTGAAGTCAACGAACAAATTAAGTTTTCCGAGATACTTATTGACGAGTCCATTGATGATGGGAACATAATGCTTGATAATGCGGCTCTTAAGGCCACCATCTTTGAGGATATCGTATACAACATCGTGGTGAATCTGTTCATTGATTAAACTTTGTAACTTGTTCGAAATGTCTTGTTTTTCGGATTCAGACTTATTTAAACTTTCTTCCAACGAAGAAATGTTATTGGCTGCTTGCTTGTCTTTCTTTTCCTTTTGCAAGCGCTTTACATTTTCTTCTCCGTTGCCAATTCTATAGTCAATACCCATGATGTCGTCTGAAGTTGTTTCAATGCTTATATTGTAAGCATTGTATTCGTCTTGTGCATCTAAAAGTTTTTGATTTTTATCTTGAGCAATTTTTATTGCCTTTTGGCACTCCACAAGCTTTGCTTCTTTTTCACTAATATGTTTTTGTTTTTGTTCATGTGGAAGTTCTTGTCCACAGCACTTACATGTAGCAGAGGTCTTTAAGGAATCTATTTCTTCCTTAATAGTGCTCTCCATCGCTTCTGTCTTAGCTAGCATCAAAGGAACATCTTTTAGGGATTTAATTATCTTTTGGTACTTTGCTTGTTCATCAAAAAGTTGTTGTAACTGTTTAGTGTGTTCAGCTTTTTCGGACTTGCTAAGTTTGATGTTTTCTTCAAAGGATTGAATTTTTTCATCAATCGCCTTTATGTCATCAGCATTGTGATTTTTAACTTGTTCGATAAACTGCTTTTGTGATTTGATTCTTTCATGCGATATCTTTAAAAGCGATTCATTTTCCGCAATGCTTACCTTTAGCGAACCAAGCTGACCTTTTACATATTGATTCATATCAGCCAAAATATCAAGATCTAACAGTCCTTCAATGATCTTTCTCCGCTCCGCAGGCGTCAATTGCATGAAGGGAATGAAGTTAGACTTGCCAAGAATGACTACCTGCTTAAATGCTGCGTAGTTGAATCCAAGAATCTGCTCTTCAAAGTAATCTTGGTAGTCTTTTGACTTTGCGTGTTGGTCTATCATTTCTCCATCTTTATAGATTTCGAATATTTTTGGACTGATACCACGCTTAACAATGTACGTTGAGTTTGAACGCTTAAACTCAATCTCAACCAAACAGTTTCTATTGTTTATGCTGTTGACTAACTGTGGGATGTTAATCGGTCTGAATGGCTTTCCGAACAAACCAAAACACAAAGAATCCAACAAAGCAAAAGACTTTCCATGACCGTTGGTCCCGGTCACAAGAGTTGTTTTGTTTGTGTTGAGTTTTATCTCTGTTGGATTTGAACCAAACGAACCAAAATTTTTAAACTTTACTGACACAAACTCAATCATTCGTCTTCCTTTGACAAGGCAACATTATACGCCGAATTAATTATAGATGCAAGTGCTGTTTTATCTATAGATTTATCGGTTATAGTATCTAGCTCCTCATGGAGCAATTGCAAGGTATCTTTGTGGATATCTACAGCAACTAACTCTGGGTTTGCAGAAACTTCTTCTGCAACGGCCAATTCAGCCACGCCAACTTCATAGAACTTGTCGATATACTTCTCAAACAAAGGTTGCTTAGTTTTGTTTTTAATGAATATCTTTACATACTTGTCTTTGAAGTTTTCAAAGTTTAACTTTTCTTTTGAATCTTCGTTGTAGTCAAGCGTATAGAATAGGCTGTCTGTATTCTTGACAAATTCAAGAGTGCGATCCTTGAAATCAAAGACATGGAAGCCCTTCTCTTCCCAAACGTCCGAAAAAGCCATTTGATATTGCGTACCGAGATAATGAATGTTATCGCGGCTAGACTTAACATGATAATGCCCAGAAAGAACAAATTCAAACTTGCTGAAGTGCTTGGAATCATATCCTTGCTCCACAAATACTCCACGAATACTTTGAAACCCACATAACTCCAGATGACCAAGCAGAATAGAACAAGATGTGTTTTCCAAGAACTTAGCTGCATCGGATTCATTCTCTGGGTTGACCCAAGGAAGCAATGCGACACAACCTGTGCTAAGTTGGATTTCAGTCGGTTCAGAGTAGACTGACCAGTTTCCATAATGTGCAATAAGTTCATCAAGAGAATTTACTTTATTTGTATTTTTATAGTAAGTATCGTGGTTCCCACAGATAATATTACATTTTACACCCATTTCAAGAAGTGGGTTTAAAAATCTTTTTTGTACTTGATTCAGGGTTTTAAAATTTATGTATTTACGACGATCAAAAAGATCACCAAGATGAAATATCGTTTTGATATTGTTTTCCTTCATATATGGAAACAACTGTTTTTCAAAAAACGATAAAAAGTATTCAAGCATAATTGGGGAATCATTTTTAACCCCAAAATGCGTGTCGTTTAAAATTACTGCTTTCATAGATCAAAGGCGTCTTTTTTGACTTTCTTCTTTCTTTTAGCCTTCTTTGGTGCACACATGTCTTCAAATCTTTCCATATCCAGATCAGTAAGGCCAAAGAAATCTCTGCGACCAACATCGATCCCTGCATAGGTTTCATTAAACCAGTTTTGGAAATCTTTGTTGTTTTGCTGTTCTGCAAATTTATATTGAATAAACTTTTCTTTCTTTTCTTTGTTTATAATACGAACAAAAGAAAACCAGCATATTTGGGTTAGATATCCAAACGGGCTGGTTGAAAGCTTCGGATCAAAATTATCAATATATGTTATGCAGTTTAAAACTCCGTCTGATACCATTTCTTCTCTATAAGGGTAGTTGGCAAAATTTGGTCTGTATGAAAGTCTTGATGCTATCTTTAGTATGCATTCGCCAATGTAATCTGGTAACTTTGGCTTTTTTCTTCCTGCATTTTCAGCATCTTTACACTTACTTTTATATTCAACCAAGGCATCGTACAAGGCTTGATTATCTACGTAATCAGCATCAGATGGTTTGGCTTTCTTCTTTTTTAGTTTTTTCACAATAACAATATAGCTTTTATTTCTTATAAAGCAAATTTATTTAACTTGTTTAGCCAATAGTCAACCATTTCTTCCATCATATCATTAAAATTAATTTTTGGTGACCAGTTAAGCTTTGTTCTTGCTTTAGTGAAATCACCTTTAAGATAATGAAGCTCTTCTGGTCTCATATATTTTTTATCTGTAAAAACATATTTTTTATAATCTAAATCAAGATAAGAAAACACCTTTTCTACCATTTCTCTTACTGTCCGCGTTTCTCCAGTAGAAATAACAAAAGATTCAGGTTTATCTGTTTGTAGCATTTTCCACATAGCTTCTACATAATCTTTTGCATGACCCCAATCTCTTTGTGCATCTAGATTTCCCAAAACTAATTTGTTAGATAAACCCAATTTAATCTTTGCAGCTTCTAATGCTACTTTATTAGTAACAAAGTTTATTCCTCTTCGCGGAGATTCGTGATTAAAAAGTATCCCAGAGCATGCAAATAAATTATAAGACTCAGAATAATTCCTGCAAAGCGTATGTGCGTACAATTTAGCACACCCATATGGACTTACTGGGATCATTTGGGTTGTTTCTCTCTGAAAGCCATCCTCATCCTTTGAATTACCGAACATTTCAGATGTTCCCGCATGGTATATTTTCGAATGTGGGGAAAATCTTCTTACTGCTTCCAACACAGTAAGTGTGCCGTTTCCATTTACTTCCAATGTGTAATGCGGCAAATCAAAGGATATCTGAACGTGAGATTGCGCTCCAAGATGGTATATTTCATCCGGATTACTTTTTTTTATGACACTTTGTATGCTTAAAGGATCTGTTAGATCGGCATAACATACATCAATGTGATCTTTAATATGATCTATTCTTGTAGTTTGTGATTCGGGAACAGAATTTCTTCTTATCGTTCCGTAGATTTTATAATTTTTTTCTAATAAAAATTCTGAAAGATACGAGGCATCTTGGCCATTTACACCTATTATTAGAGCTGTTTTCATTTTAATATTTTAACCATTTTGTAAATAATTCATCAAATCTATTTTTGGTTCCCAACCAAAAGTGTGTTTTATTTTTTCAATATTTGCTTTGGTGTCCCTACATTCCATAGGTCTTTGAGGAACATGGACATGAAAAGATTTATCCTCTTGTATTGCTTCAGCGATACCATTTATAGAATAATTCTTTGATGTTCCTACATTAAATACATCACCGTAAAATGTTTTATTCGAATTAGATACGATATAGTTTGCCTTTACTATATCTGTAACGTGGACAAAATCTCTTGTTTGTTGACCATCACCAACTATAGTTAGTTTGTCGCCATTTGACTTTTGTTTTTGAAACACTCCTATTACTGGAGAATATTGTCCCTTTGTTGGGTTTCTGGGACCATAAACATTAAAATATCTCAAGCATACACTTTGAACTCCATACATTATTCCATACATCTGACAATATTGCTCTGCATGAAATTTGCTAAGAGAATAAGGATTTAAGCAGTCTGGCTGCATGCTTTCTATTTGTTCTAAATTTTTGTTACCATAAATTGCAGAAGTACTTGATAAAATTAACTTCTTTACTGAATATTTTTTACACAAGTCTAGCATTGTTATGGTTCCACCCGTATTGACATTAAACGCTTTACTTGGGTCTTCAATACAATTTTGTATTCTTGCTTCAGCAGCAAAATGCAAAATAACATCGGGCTTATGTCTCTTGAAGACATCAGAACACATAATAAAATCTGTTACGCTATATTTGTAGTATTTTGCCTTTTCATTAAAATAAAAAGTGTCGTGCACATCTGAAGATAGATCGTCTATAACAGCAACTTCGTGGCCGTTGTTTACTAAAAAATCTACAGCATTTGAACCGATAAAACCACAACCACCCGTAACAATATATTTCATAATGCAGCCTGCTCTAATATTTTAATAATTTTATTTAAATTATTATCTATACTTAGATCATTCAAAAACCTATTTTTTGAATTGTCTGATCTAAATTTGTAATATTCACCATTTTCTTTTAATTTTTTCATTTCTTCAACATATGAATCAAGGTTATCACAGACAATACCACCATCTCCTATAGTTTCTACGTGACCCATATTTGGTGAACGGTGTGATATAACTGGCAATCCATAAGACATTCCTTCTGCTATTGCCTGTCCATATGTCTCACCATCAGCTCGCCCGTGAGCATACACATTTAAAGTTCTTAAAAATGAATTTAAACTTTCAACATTCGATGAGTGTTCTAAAAAATACACATTTTTTAAATTCAACGTTTTACTTTGCTGTCTGTATTTTTCTCCACCACCCATTATAATAAAAGCCGTGTCTTCATTTTCTATCTTGCTGTATGCTTCCAGAGGAATTGAAGAAAAAATATTGTCATCATTTCTTTGGTGCATGCCGTAAACAAATTTGGAATCTAAATTAAACAAAGCTCTCAAATTATTTCCCGAGTATGGCTTGTGTTCTGTAAATAAAAATACCACATCCGATCTAGTGGCATCTCCACCAGCACGTACCCACGATTGCTCTTGAAACTTTGAAATATGAATATACTTTTTTACATTTGATTTTGTTTCTGACATTCCTGCTAGAGTAATAAATGCAACCTCTGGTACGTCTGTTATGTGGCAGAATGGATATTCTTGATGTCCCGCTCTTGCAGATACTATTAAATCATATTTTTTTGAATTGTATATTTCCCAAAAATTTGTATCAACCCAATCGTGTGTCGATGAATACAAATTTTTTGCTTTTACAGCAACATGTTTTAAATTAACTTTATTGTCCAACATATATTGCTTTCTATCTGGATCTGTATCTGGGTGAATCCAGTTTGAACCAATATATGGGGCGCTATCAGTGTAAAGATAATCTACTTCAAATTTATCTTTAGGCAAATTAGCTAAAATAGTTTGAAACCATTTTTCTGTTCCACCAGCTGCCAGCCCACCGAATTTAATTGCTGCTATTTTTATCATATTACTTTTTTAAATATTAAATCTTGTTGTAAAAGTTTTCCACCCCATATCAGATTATCTAATACACCGTCAACGACAAAACCAATTGAGTTTAGGTAGTCTACAACCTCTTGCTGTTTTGGCGCACCTATATTATACCCCGAAACATCAGTTTCAGCCACAATAAGTCTAATATTTTCTAGAGTCTTTGAAGCTCCCTTTAAAATATCCAATTCACTTCCCTGTGTATCGATTTTTAAAAAATCAAATTTGATATTTGGTTGTTGTGTTTGTAGCAGTTCATCAAGAGTTATTGTATCGACTTCTTCACAAATTATTTTATCATCAGAATAGTGTTTTGTGTTTTCTCTATAAAGAGAATTTCCGGTACATATTAAATTTTCTTTTGTTTTATAAAAAATTTTTTTATCTTTTTTTTCTGATAAACAAGCAATAGTTGAATTTGGATTTTTTTGTTTTAATAAAAATTCACAATCTTTATTTGCTTCAACACTAAAAACATATACATCAGGTTTTGCCGACTTGATCAAATCAACATACTCTCCTATAAATGCACCTATATCCAAAACACAATTTATATTATAATTGTATAAGTAATTTTTTAACATATTATTTTAAAAATTTATTTCTTAACTGTGGAATATGCCAAATATGAAGATCTTTAAAATATTCTACTCCATATTGATCAAACATTTTATAGATTGATGGGAGCAAATCATTTCTTAAAAAATATTTTTCATCCCATGTTTCATCATAGTTGGGGATATTTGGGACAGGTATTCCATAAATCCAGTCTTCTGGAATTTCTCTTAACCCAACATTTTCATCCATCATAGTAATACTATATGTTGAATTGATGCTATTTGCATGTTCTTTACCTCTGGCCACCAGCTCACAGCATTTATACCAACACTGTTTTAATTGAAATGTATTCCAAACTGAAAACTGATAATGCAAAACGCCACCATATTGTAATGGCAAAGTGACCCAAGAGCCATTGTTGTGTCCCGGTGTTCTGCCTACAGTGTGAGACGAAATACCATCCCAAGAATAAGACAATTCAGGAGAATCACAAACAATAAAATCTTTCCAATTATTACTCCACGGGGTATTATCTTCTCTATATTGTTTATAACTTTTCCATAGCGCCAGCCACTGCATAGCCAGTTTTTGTCCCGGCTTTAAGCTAGATATTATATTTTTAGCATTTATTAAAAAATTAGTTGTAAATGTTTCGTCCGCATCAAGCATAATAAAATGCGTTCCACCAGCTTCTCTGCCTTTTTGTAATAAAATGTCTCTATGCGTTTTTGAAACACTCCATTCTTTTGGTTTTAATTCTTTTTCCAGTTGGTAAACAGTAACACCAGAATTTTTTAAAATTTCTGATGAGTTGTCTGTAGAATTATCATCAAGAGCTATTATTTCGTCACTAATAGGTTTAACGTTTGATAAAAACGTAGGCAGTATCCAAGATTCATTTTTAAAAGGCAAAAGTGTTATTATTTTCATTTTAAATATTTTCCCACACTAATAGCTGTACCATTATTATGTATATGTCCTATATCATATTTTTTTGCATCATCAATGTATGATGGCTCCAATACATTAAGACCGTATCTAAGTTCTATTACAGTTCTTTCTAAAGGCTGTTTACTATTTGGGCGTGTGCTGGCTCCCATACCTTCATTTAAATAAAAGCCAAGTATATGTGGTATGTGCTTTCCCTTTCCATTAAAAGCCAACCTAAGAGCCAAATCAAAATCTGCACCGGAAACTAACTGCTCATCAAACAGCCCGCATTTTTTTATTGCAGACTTTCTAAACATAAAAAATGGACCGAGCACCATTCCCTTTGTTAATAAATTTTCTTTTCCTGTTTCGTCAACCAAGTATCCATATTGACTTCCAAAAGAAGAAACTACCAAATAGTTTCCATAACAAAAATCTACATCTGGATTGTCATCTAATGTTTTTGCCATTAATTCTATGGAATATGGTGTTCTTAAATCATCTACATTCCAGATACAAAGATATTCACCTTTAGATTCATTTATACACCTATTCATCGAAACACCGATTGGATCAACTTTGTCAACGACAATGTGATTTATATTGCTGTATTTAAACGATTTAACCAGATCAATTTCTTCTTTTGCTGGCTCATTATGATCCAATACAACTTCTATATCATTAAATGATGTTTGCTTTGGTAGATCATTTAAAAAAGTTTTTAAATATTTTCCCATTCTATAGCAGGGTGTAATGGTGCTTACTTTACACATTTTTATAATACTTTATTATTTCTTGGATTCCGGTATCCAACGATGTTTTTGGAGACCAATATTTTAAAATATTTTTATTTGGATCATTTTTTAAATTTTTTTGAACATCATCTGAATTGTTGCTGGGTACAATTTCACATGGAATATATTTTGATATTATTTTAGCAATATCAATAACTTTTGTCCATTCAAAATTAGAAACATGATACTCGTCTTTTCTATCGATATCGTTATAAATTTGTGAAAGCTTTAACAGACATTCACAACAATCTTCTGCAAAAAGAAATTGTCGTTCTTCGACCCCGTCTGTAATCATATCTATTTTTTTTGTTTTAATAGCTTTTTGTATAAAATCAGTGATTACGTGAGATTTTTCAAAATCTTTTTCTATACCATACACATTCCAAAATCTTGTATTTAATCCACCTAAAGACTTTGTATAGTATTCACCAATTTTTTTTAATGTTCCGTATGATGAATAATCCATAGCAGACATTTGTGATGAGGCGAATATAAATGGTTTTTTATATTTTTTAAGCGATGTAAAAGTTACATCCATTATTTTTGAATTGTTGTTAATAAATTCAAACGTATTTTGATATTGTTTTAAATATCTTGAGCCACCTACATCAAAAGCTAAGAAATATACAAAATCACTATTTTTAATTTTTAAATCAAGCAATTCATTATTTTGAATTCTTAAATCTTCTTTTTCAGAATTTACTATATCAAACCCATCTACTTGGTAACCTTTTTGTTTTAAGTAATTAAATAAATGAGAACCAATTTGTCCTTTTGAACCTAATATTAAATATTTCATTTTGTTTGCTTTGAATAAAATGCGTCTCCCCAGCCATATTCTGTTGGAGCGGTAAATAGTCTACTAAAGCCATATTGACTTAAAAATTCATCCAATTTGTCTGCCAAAACACAGTTTTCATACAAATGTTCAAAATTAATTTCAGTCATAATGTGATCTATTGACTTTAATGTTTCTACACTTCCTTTTAATGCCTCAAGCTCGTATCCCTGAATGTCCATGTTTATGAAGTTGTAAACATTTAAATCTATGCCTTTAGACATTACATATTCATCTAAAGAAATTTGATTTATTTGTTTTTCTGATTCAAACTTGATATGTGGATAATACTCCAAATGTTTTTGTGGTTTTAAAAGTGAACAAGACATCGCTTGATTGGCAGTTTCGCAATATAAAGTCTTTGTTGTGCTTTCCGGACCTACAGCTACATTTTCTAAAATAACATCTTCTGCATTATCAAATTTATATGTTAAAATTTTATATGAGTCTGGATGAGGTTCAAAAAGAATTGAAGGAACCTTTAGTGCTCTGTATACAGCAACTTCTTGTCCGTGATGTGCACCAATATGCAAAACACCTTTTATATTAAAACCACTATTAACAATTTCAAATAAGTTCATCAACATAAATTTTTCCTTTGATCAGTTCGACATAACTAAATGCTTGTTTCTTAAGATTTAAATTATCCAATATATATTTTCTAGGATTATATTTAAATATATTGTTATAAAACAATTCAAATTTATTTGAATCATGTTCTACAATACCACAGTTTTCATCAAAATATGGAACTGATGATGCTGGAACATCTATTCCATAATCATCCCACACTGGTTTATTTATCACATAACAGGGAACTCCCATAGATAGGATTTCCTGATATGCTATTCCTTGGGATTCTGTTTTTGTTAAAAGAATTGCGCATTTAGATGCATTTACATTAAATATAAATTCATCTTCATTGTATTGACCATACACTAATACAGTATAAGTCAACCCAAGTTGTTTTAAAAAGTTTTCTACATGTGGTAATTTGTCTTTTGTATTTTTACAATAAATTAAAACATCATATTTTTTTGTTTGATTCAAATCACAAAACTTTTCAGTATCTATTCCTACTGGCCATATGTGCATGGATTTATTTTTTGTTATTTCAAAAAGACTATAAAAATCATAAACCCATTGACATGGAACATTAAAACTATTATATCTTTTCCATACCTCAGCTGCTTCTGTTGGCAATACTGAAATATTTGGACCAATAAATGAATTCAAAGGTGCGTTGTAGATATTTTTACAATTAAGTTGCAATATACCATTATATTCACATATTTCATTTGGTACAACTTCTATATTTAAAGAGTGAAGTCCTTTAATTAAATTTTGTGCAACTTTACCGGGACCATTGTTGTTTGCTGTAGTACTATAATGTAATCCAATTTTCATACTACAATCCACCTCTCACAATATATGTCTCTCCAGTCCTTTGGCATTCCTTCACCGGAACCAAACCACCGTGCTGGTGCAATGGTCTTCTTACTTTCAGAAAGCCAAGCCCCCCACCAGCTAAAAGAACTATTTGCAATAATATGATAATCACACAAAGACATTAAACACATATCAATGTATTTATCAGTATTATCAGGGATAACCATTTTTTTATTTAACTTTGAAAACAGTTCTTCTGCTTTCTTTGGTTCATCACTAAAAACAAACAGCACCATATCGTCTGGTAGAAGACTTAAAGCCTCGGTGTAATATTCTTCAGAACAGACTGGATGATTGTGTTGTTGGCCGACATAATCTCCTAGACGCAAATGAATTGATATTACTGGTTCTCTTGTCAAAGACCTAATATCTCGGGCCTTGTCATAAATTTCTTGTTTAAAAGAAAATTGTTTTAACAAATCATTTCTATAATCTTTAAAATACTTTTCAGTTTGAAAATAACCAATGATGTCAGAGTGATCTGGTATTCCAAATAAACCCGGATTATATCCAAATTTTGGTTCTGCAATTCTGTATTTTACTGGATGACCGGAAGATTCCTCGGCTTGAAGCTTGTCGAAAGCTTCATCCAAACAAAAATGCTCATATTCATTCTCAGATTTATTCTTATAAGGTATACCATAACGATATTTCGCTGTTCTTGCTATACCATATAAGGCAGCATATTGGAACATCTGATTTCCAAACCTACCATATCGTCCTATATTTGAAAATGTTATCATATTATTCTATTGGTGTATTTGTCCAAACTTTGTTTCTTGAACAATTTTGATAAAAAAAGTGTTTTGGGGTTGCAAAAACATTGTATTCATTTTGTAGTTTTGCATAAACTACGTCACAATGTCTGTTACCAGTTGGGTCCGTCAGATACTTTAAAGCCCCATCTGCGCAAGCTTGTTTATATTTTTTTGAAATATAAATTATGGCGTGTGCAGATGTGACATTTCCTATTTTGTAATATTCTTTAATTTTAACAAATGTAGATGGACCCGACAATAAACTCATCTGTGCTCTGATTGGATGTGCTGCCCAATTACTATATCCCAAATACAAAGCATCCATGTCCGTAATATCAGATAAATCTATCGTATTTTTGTAAAACTCTGTTTCCTGTATATCGTCTTCTACGATCAAAACTGGGTTGTCATCCATATTCTCCTTTAAAACATTAATTTGAGACATGGCACAACCTTCTATGTGATCGGAAGAAATTATTCCATCGTAAAATGACCAATTTTTAAAATTTAAACGGTTTGCCATTTGTTCAAAATTACTTCTTCTTTCAATAGAAGATTTTAAACTTATACAAACTATTTTTAAATTCTGAAAATCAATCAGCATAGTTAAAAGGACTCTGGGGAGTACTTCCCCAAAGTTGCGTACAATAAGGCTTAAATGCTCCAGTATATTCTAAACCAGTATAATGTCTTGGTATAAAATATTGACTTGGATATATTGAAATATTGTTGTAATGGGTTTCATGAATTGTTTTAGTCAAAAATACCGGACCTACAGTTTTCCATGCTGTAAGATTTCCTTCCCACAGACTAAACCCATCAAGATTGTGTAATCTTTCAACCAAAGAGTTTATTAAAGGGTTGTTTGGTGTTGTTGCTAGATAGCCAGCTGCAACCAAGTTCCCACGAAGCCATTCATTTTCGTAACAACTGAATGCATCATTTTCCAAAAGATAATCATCTAATGATCTTAATGCAGTACAATCTGCATCAAGAAAAAATCCTCCAAATTTTTGGAGAATTTCATAACGGGCAATATCACATTTGCCATTCCATTCTGGCATGGCATCATATTGTGATTGATTATAAAGTCCATTTGGAAATTGTTCCTTCAAAGTTGACTCATTCCAAAACATATGAGTCCATGAAGGATTTTTATCTTTCCAAGTTTGTATTTGTTCTAAAGGCGGCTTCTTTGGTCCTACCCACAGTTGGTGTAAAATTTTTGGAATCATAAGATCTCACAGTCATTATAAATCTTGAAATACTAAAGTCAAATATATTTATTTGACATTATCTAGAGTTACTTTATAATACATCTTAAAAGATGAATCTAGAGAACCTTAAAGAACTTATTACTAAAGACTCTCAAATAGACTCTACAGAGTTAGGAATAGAGTCTCTTAAGATACCTCAAATACACGGAAAGTATCTTAATATTTTGACAGATCTTAAATTACTTTTGGCAAAACAGCAAAGTGATTTTGCTGTCATGAAACTTCGTAAGTGGAAAATTTACACCGGTAAAGCTTCTCAAGAAGAACTCCAGCATTGGAATGAAGATCCATTTGATTTGGATATTCTTAAAACTGATGTAGATAAATTTATGGAAGCTGATCCAAAATTGATTGAGCTTAAAGCAAAGATTTCAGTCAATGAAGTAAAAGTAAAGATGGTTGAAGAATTTTTGAAAGCACTCAATAATAGAAACTTTGCCATAAAGTCGGCAATCGACTGGCAAAAAATGATGAATGGTATCGTATAAATATTGAGTGGATATAGATGTTGAATCTATTGATGAAGTAAGATACTATGTAAAGACTGAAAAGGGACTAAAACAAGAATTGAGAGATTACTTCTCATTCATGGTCCCCGGTGCCCAATACATGCCTATGTTTAAACGGAGGCTGTGGGACGGAAAAATTCGTCTATACGATATTCTTTCATCCACTCTTCCAAGAGGTTTGAAAACATATCTTGAAAAATTTTGCAATGATCGTGGATACAGTTTAAACGTAAAGGAGAGCAAAAACCCACTATGCGTAACAGAGGCCCAACTTATGGCTTTTTACGAATCCTTGAAGGTTTCCGTGCGCAAACAGGCTGTGCAGATGCACGACCACCAGAAACAGGGTATTTTGCATGCATTGAACAACCATCGTTCGGTCTTGATCTCTCCGACTGGCTCAGGCAAAAGTCTTATTATATACGTCTTGGTTCGGTTTCTTCAAAAGGTATTACCTACAGATCGCAAAATATTAATTTTGGTTCCAACAGTAGGTCTCGTAAATCAGATGGAATCTGATTTTTTTGATTATTCAAGTCAAGACAAATCTTGGTCCTGCAAAAAATACATACACAAAATCTCTGCTGGCGTAGATAAAGAAACCGATAAACAGATAGTCATATCAACTTGGCAGTCAATATACAAGTTACCAAAACAGTGGTTTGATAAATTTGACGCAATCTTTTTTGATGAATGTCATCAAGCAAAAGCGGAATCGATAAACTTTATCGGTCAAAAACTTTCAAAGGCTTGGTTTAGAATTGGGACCACTGGTACATTACAACAGACACAAGCACACAGATTAAGCATAGAAGGAATACTGGGTCCAGCTGTCCAGTTTATTCATACAAAAAACTTGATGAATAAGGGGCTATTAGCAAAACTTGGTATAGATTGCATTTTGCTTAAATATACAGAACAAGAAAAACAATTACTTAAAAAGCAAAAATACGTCGATGAAATAAAGTGGATCGTAGATAATGAAAAAAGAAACGAATTCATCAAAGAACTCGCACTCCGCACCAAAGGGAATACCCTTATCCTCTTTAATTATGTCGAAGCGCACGGGAAGCCCCTTGCCGCTCTCTTGGAAGCAGCGGGAACGAATAGAAAAGTATATCTCATTCACGGAAAAACAGAAGCAGACGCAAGAGAATATATCCGCCGGGTTATCGACAAAGAAAAAGACGCGATCCTTGTTGCCTCCTATGGCACTACCTCTGCTGGTATCAATATTGTTAATCTCGACAATATTATCTTTGCTTCACCTACTAAATCAGTAATAAGACTTTTGCAAAGCATCGGTCGTGGGCTTCGTGTTTCCGAGAAAAAGAAAACACTTAAAGTCTATGACATTGTTGACGATCTTTCTTGGAAAGCTCACAAAAATCACGTGCTTAGACATTTTGAAGAACGTGTTAAAATATACAATAAAGAAAAATTTGATTACAAGATATGTTCAATGTCATTCGACAGCCTTTGAAAGATAAATAGTAAGGAAGGGAGGACATCACTATGTCCGATTCACTTCCTGAGAATGAATTCTCAGGCGCGTTGCGAGTAGTTAAGTTGACTTCTGGGGAAGAATTGATTGGAATGGTTAGCGAAGCAGCGCCTGATAAAATCACTATTAAACTACCAGCTCTTTTGGAAAATTATTATACAAAAGATCAAACTGGGCAGACTGTAGAATATGTAAAACTAACAAACTATTTACTGAACATTAGAGGGTATGAAGTTAATCTACCCAGATCCGTAATAGTTTATATTGGATTGCCTGCAATAGAATTAGAAAAAATGTATGAAGTTTATTTTATGGCAATGCAGACTGATCCGAAATCAATTGTAAGTTCTTCTCCCGATGCACCCCACGGCGTAGAAAATGGATTAGAACTTTTAAACGAACTTTTTAATAATGAAGATTTTGTAAATTTTGTTAATGATATGATAGAAAGTTTTGAAGGGGTTGAAATTTTGGAAGATGCTGAAGGGGATGAAGAATGGGATGATGTCGTTGCAGAATCGCCTATAAGCCCTTCTGTAGAAGAAGAGCCCGAGCCTGCACCCAAGCGAAAGAAACGCAAGGTGATGAAGCCTGAAACGAATAAGCTGCCTTATAAACCGGATGCCAACCCGAACACCGCAGAGGGCTGGTCAGACAACCCCCTAGATTACATTTAAACTTGATTTTTTAAATTTGACGGAACTGGATCTTCTTGATTTCCGGTCCACAGATCAAAATATGAATATTTAAATGTGCATGTGGTTTTTTGAATTATTGCATCTGAGCTATCTGCTTGAAAATTTAAACCATTTAATTTTACCGGGATGATGTAATTAAACTTTGCTCTCAAAATTTCACAGTTTGTGGCAGG